TTTCCAAACGTACTGCTTTAGTATTAAAAATTTTATCGCCAGTTCTTTTTTGTTGTATTCTAATTTCTCGCTCGTCTTCACCGTTCAATAATCTAAAAGATACTTTATTTTTACTTTTTGGTAAAACAAATTCAAAATCCCCCTTATCATTTGGTTTAACAAAAGTTTCTTTGATCTTTAAAGAAGTCAAATCAAATTCGTATGGTTCGCCGTCCACATCAATCTTATAAACTTGATCCATAGTAACCCTAAGAAATATTAGTAACGCCAATCTGTCTCCGATTAACATTTTTTGTGGATGGATAAAAGGAGTATTATCGTCAACAAATGTAACTTTACGCTCCAACAATTTGTCAATCATCTCACCAGAATTTAGTAAGTTTGGAGCAGTCATAATTTCTTCGTCTGCAAGTGTTAAATGGTAAACTTTAACTTTATTACATTTATTAGAATAAAACAACCCCTCGGATGGAAGAGAAATTATATCAAATTTTGGTTCAAATTGCATATATATTTTTTTTAAATATAAGTATTTTTTTTAAATTTAAAAAAACAAACACAGTTCAACTGAATTACCAGTTAAAATGCGTTTGTTTAAAAAATATTTCATTATGTTTTTAGTATAATAAAACACAATATTGTGGTTGAATTTGGAATTTTAACTCCAAGACATCATCATTTGCATAATCAAAACTACTACCAAAATCTATAGTTTCAGTTAGGATGCAATTAACACACAACCATTCTGAAATCCTAACACCTGTTGGATCAAGAACTTCTAATGTAATGTTTTTAGCTGACCCTACATTATACCCCATTCTACCTGTTACAGATTCAGCGTGTAAACGCAACCATTCTATTAAACCTTGTGAAGTTGACGGTGCAACGAAATCACGGACTGTTACATTCATAGCACTCCATTTATATGATCCATTAACAAAAGTAGAAGTATTAAGAAACCTCATTTCATTTGTGGTTATAGCCATTTTTGGCGCATCAACGGATTTACAAGCCCAAGTTTGAATGCCCACATCAGTAGGAAATCGCAAAAGCCATCTATTTTGTTTTTTAGGTTCTGCTTGTAAAGGCGAAGTCAGAAGAAGATTTGACATATTTAATATCTTTAATTTTTTATTTAACTATTGTGTAGTTATAAATAGGTTATATAAAATTATTTAACAGCCGCACCAGCAAGACCACCTATCCATTTTGTAAGTTTAAAATCACTGTTTTTCAAAAGAGCCAATTTTTCGTCAATAACACCAGAAATATATGAAACTATTGAATTTCTAGATTTAGAACCTTCCATATATATTTTATTAGAAATTATTTGCAACATTCTATCTAATGGTGGTTCACCTGTTTTAATTTCTCTAAAAAAATCACAAAATCTATCAGCTATTCCCATAGCTACTAAAGTAGAAGTTTTGGAACCTTTAGTTGTAGAAGTATCATTAAGAAGATCTATATTATCAAAATTTGTAAAAGCCCCCCTAATATACTGAAAAGTTTCGCGATTAAATTTAAAAAAAGCCTTAACAACTGCCAACGCGCCTGTTATTTTTATTGAACTTAAAACACCTTCTTTTAAAGATGATTTTTCCCAAGCTTGTTTTTTTTGCAATTCTTTGCTTAATGTTATTATCTTTTTTTTGTTTTTAGATAAACTTGCAGATATTTCTCTTTCAACTACTGGTAACGCTCCTTGTAACCACTCAAAACCTTTCTTATCGTTGTAATTAATTTTTAATTGTTGTTTTATAAGTTTAACTAAAGTTGCATCAATTCTTTTATCACCTGTTATAGTACCAATTAATCCTAATTTTTGATCAGTTGTTAAATAGTAATCTAATAATATGTTATAATATACTTTAAGCGCTAAAACTTCTAAGTCAGTTGAATTGTCTTCATCGAAATAAACATACCGTAAAAGACTTAAACATAAAGCCTCGTTTTTCAAATTTTTCCGAATTGCAAAATCTTGATAATTACCATCTAAAAAAGAATCTAAAAATAACTTGTTTACATTCTGTATAATACCTAATTTAGTGGTTGCATCTAAATTTTTAAACCTTTTCAACAACAATTCAAAAGTTAATTCAGTTTTAACAGCAGGTTTTTTAGGGGTTTTTGCAGGTTTAGATTCAGCCCCTTTTACCCCAGTATCCTTTGTGTCATCATTATTTAGCAAAACATCGTCCACGCTTTTAGCGGCAGAGGTTTTTACTGCACTATCTGGCTCACTTTTTTGAGTTGAACTATAACTTTGGTTACTCATACTTGCATTTGGGCTTATAGTATAAGCATTTGCATTACTAGAGCTACTTTTACTTGAGCCGTAATTTTGGTTAGACATACTTGCATTTGGGCTTATAGTATAATCTGCCTCCAATAAGGCGTGAAACCTCTCGGAAAGTTGTTCCCGAAAAATTTCACGCTTTGCTATTTTATTAATAAATCTGTTATTCATTTTTATAAGTTGTCGAATGTTGCACTATCATTTGTTAAAGTGAACCCTATGTTTATTTGTTCTAAAGCCAAAGTTGGTTGTATTAAGATTTTACCATTTAATTGGTTAGTCTCGTATGCTTTAGCTGTATTATCTAATTCTATTTTAAAATTAATAATACCTCTTTCATTACGAATATTAGATAAAATTGGATTTACAAGGCTCTCAAATTGTCTGCGAACAGTTTCATCATTTTGCTCAAATAATAAGTTTACAGATACGTCTGCAATCAATTGTCTAATATAAATCATTAAACGTCGCACATTAATTCGATCTAAGACAGTTTCTTCAATTTGTAAAGTCTTATTACCCCAAGCAGTTATAACCCCAGCATCTCTCCACATGCTATTTATTCTACCTCCATATAATGAATCTCTTTCATCGGCATTTGGATTTTTAACAACATCAACAAAAGAACTACCACCTCGTTTTTTCCCACTTGGTGCAAACCAAACCCTAGAAATTCTATCATTTACTGCAAAAATTCTAGGCATATCAACACTTGCAGGCACATAAACATAAGTGTTATTTTCAACATCGTTAAAAATACAATCATAAGCATAAGTTGCAGCAAAAGACGTGGAAAATAATCCATCCAATCTATCTGCTAAAAATTTAGCATTATAAGGTATTCCATCTGCATCCCTAGAAGGTGTATCTACAATATAGAAAGCATCGCATCGTACATCTTCCAACAATTCAATCATCTCTTCAACTAAATTAGAGTTGTCAAAAGTGTTGATATTTGGAGTTACAACTAAATTATATTTAACTTCATCTGGATTTGCAATTGCGCGAATACCTTTCAAGTAAGCATAGTAATCAGAATTAATAACTGTGGAATATTCGCCGTCGAAATCTTCTAAAACATAAGTATCAAATGCACTTGATGCTAACCCATAAATACCGTTAGTACCATTTACTGTATATTGATCTCCTATGCTACGATTACCAGTGGTAAGCCTATTAATATCCCAACCATCAAATCCACCGTAAAAAGCTACGGTAAACTTTCGAGAATTTAATTTAGCGTAACTAGTATTTGTTAAATCGGCTTCATTTCTAAATTCGTTCTCACCAACTTGAAAAGACAAGATCCCTACGCCATCTACAACTGCCGATGTGGCATCTTTATCTAAGTGGAACCCGTTTGTAGTGCCAGTGAAAGATAATGTATTTACAGACGGTTGACCGTGCCAATCAAACAAATCTTGATCGTAACCGTCATTACTATTTAAACCTAAAAATTCATTCCGAATTTTATCAGTTGTATTATATACAGTTTTATATTGAACTATTGGTTGTGTTGCGCAATCACCATAATCTACCACAGGATAACCTTCAAAACCTGCTGGGAAAGAATCGTAAACGCAAGTTGCAGCAACATCCACACTTATATACAACGATTGTTGTGGATAAATATCATTCAATGCTTTTCCGCCAATTAATCTTGCGATATAATTGTTACTCTGTACATCTAAAGAGCAATTTGCAAATTGTTCCAAAATAACAGGTATTTTATCAGTATCGCTATAACTTCTAACTAATACATCAAATAATCTCCGATCAGGGCGAATATTTGTAATACTAGTTTTAATGTAACGATTAGAAGAGTCACCATCACCTAACGTTAAGAATTTAAACAGTCTAATAACTTTATTACCCCTCAACTCTGAAACTAAATAAGGAGTTTCAGCGCCTTGGTATTGTTGCTTATAATTCCACAAAGTTGTATTATGGCAAATTGTTGGCTTAATACAATGTACTTTATTCTGTGAAACCAAATTATCAAACATTGTTTGATAAATTTCTGAAACATAAATTGGAGATTCATTTTCACAGCAATTAGCGCGACCGCCAAATACTTTATTAATATAATTAGCTTTTCTTGTGTCTAAAGAAACAATGAAAGTAAATTCTGCACCATCCGTATCTGTACCAATTAATTTAAAGTCGTCGTATGGTTTAATAATTTGCCCAGAAACAATTGGGCTAATTAATAAATTAGTATTTTTTACTCTAAATGTTAATTCTTCATTTCCATCGTAAGAAGCAACACTTCTAAATCCGCAGACAATTTTATTTTCATAATTAGCATCGCCAGTTGCGCTTAATTCAGTTACGCTACCACTTAATTGAATTGTAACAATACCAGAAGGTATTTGTATTTCAGTTGTAGAAGAGCCAGACTGAAATACAGGTACATTGACAACTGTTGTACCTGTTAAAATAGTATAACCAGTTCCATTAATGCCTTCGCAATCGTAAACAACTAAATTTGAACCAAGTTCACAAATTTTATATTGAGTACCATTTAATATGTCACCATTTGGCAAAGTTATTACGCCATTAAGTATTGTAATACTGTCATCACTGTTGTGAGTAATTGTTCCACCTTTGATAACTATAATTCCAGCACTTACTGGTTCAACTTCACTAGAATTTTGATCAACTATTACAATCGGTGTTGCAACTGTAATTCTTAACGTAGAACCAATTGTTTGAGTTCCACCGCTGAATTGAACAGAACAGACATCTGTGACAGAACTTTGATAAATATAACCCCCTTGCGTGGAAGTTCCAGTTAAACAAATATAATGATCATCTCTACCAACTACGACTGCATTAAATCTTGCGCCGTCAAATATTCCACTACAATCTGAAACAAAGCCATTTAAGCTACTATAAGACAAGGTAGTTCCAGTGGCTGCACTATAACCACCTAAAATGTCCGCATTTAAAATACCTTCGTCGAACATTGATTGCATATTAGAATTGCTAAATGAACCAGAGGTTAAAACTCCATTTGCATATTGTATTTCACCTGTAAAAGTTAAAGAATACCCTTCGACAATAGTGTTAGTATCAACATTTGCGCCAATAGTTATCCCCCAAAGATCTCCAGCATCATATCCTGAAAGACCTAGAACTCTACAAACATACATTTCGTTAGATTCTTGTAGAAATTGTTTTGCGGTGTAAGCCCCTTGGAATTTAAGTTGATTAGTATTCTTATATTTGCATGGATTTAAAGCGCCGAATTTCGCTGAAAATTCATTATAATTTGAAACCCTAATTACATCAAATGCCGATCCATATTCGAACTCACCCATAATCATCAATTTAGTTAAAGCTAATTGACGCTGTGAAGTGAAAGATAAATCACGTTCGGTGAAATTCACTGAAGGGGAGATTCTTATCCTATTATTTGCCATCTATTTTTAATTTTTATATAAATATGTCGTTAATTTGTGAAATTATTATAGTTTCATGCCACACAGTTTTATTTGAACTGGTTTGCTTATATTTTTATTATAAACTACTTTTAAAATGTCTCCTATGTTAGTTGTAAACGGGAAGGATCTTGGAATATTATTTACAAAATAACTAACATTATTATGTAAAGTTGATTGATTATCATACATTCCAATAAAACCATAAAACATAGTATATTGTAAAACAGTACTAGATTTTTTATTTAAATTAAACACTATACATTGATTACATTCACCTGTATTCGATATTGTCTCTATTTCACAAACGTCTTTAATTTTCGGTGAATCGTTATTTATATTCATCGAAATTGAATTCACGCTTCTTTTAACTTTAAAATCTTTTTCGTCTAATATAAATGCCTTTAAATCTATAACATACATTTGACGATAATATCTTCTTTCTTCTATGTCTTTTTTATGACCTTCTGAAATATCGTTTAAATGTAATTCCATGTTATGTTCAAAAACACTTATGCTATTTTGCGGCTTTTTAAATTCTTGTATAATCACCTCATTTATTACATTAAGTTCTCTTAAATGGTTTGTGAAAATATTAATTTTATATTGTAAATCTACAAATGTCGGTTGTGGTACTTCCACATATTCGTAAATAGTTTTGCCGTTAATAATTTTAGGTATTTTATATAGTGGAAATGTTTCCCCAGACGGTAAAGTTGAACTTACAGCGCCAAGTAAAGTACCTTTTTTAGCTGGCGTTTCTTTTGTTATTGTGATTAATGGCAATCTTGGATGTTTATCTTCATCAACATCTCCCCAAGTTTGCATAAATTCTGAAAACCTTTGTAGGGTAAAAAAATGTACTGGCGTGGGATCACCGTTCAATATAAAATTAAAATTTTTTACCCAAGAAAAAAAGGCTCCGTCTAAATCTTCTAAATGTATTGATTTCGGAAAAAACGTTTGATTAGTCATCACATTTTCTGTAATAACTTCACTGACTATTTTATTTTTTTCAAATAATTGTTGCGTGGGGAGATTAGGTATATCTGCCGCAATTTTTGCAATTTTATTATTTTTAATTTTAATTGACTTAGGTGGCTGCATAATTTAAACGTCTAACATTCAATGGAATATCGGCTTATCTATCACATTTATTTTAATTTTATCTGTGTATGTTTTAATCGTTTGTTTATTTACAACTTTAAAATCTATAAAATATGTTTGAGGTATCATCCAAGAAGTGTCTAATATAAACCAATTTTCACACACACCTCTATTTAACGGGAACCAATCTAATATTAATAATTCATCGTATGCACCCTCTCTTAAATATATTTTGTAAAATACATTATCGACTGGGATTATTTTATGAGGGTTGGACGGCGATTTTAAGTCGACAAAAACTTTTCTAACATCTCCTTGTTTTATTATTTCGTCTTTTTTTACCCCCCTAAAACCAAAATGAAATTCAGTTTCAGGGTAAGTTGTGTTATAACCAAAGTCATAATAATCTTCTGCTGGAAGTAAATTAAATTTAAAAGATTTATTTGTTATAGGGGTACCATTGATAGAAATATTTCCCCAAGTATCTTTCCAAGCGTAACATTTTTGTATTGACGCTGACGGGATTTGAAACTCCACAAAATACACTCCAAAATCTTGACACTGACCAGTCAATGTATATTGTAATTGATTTAATTCGTTATATATTGAAACGGTTGGATTAAAATCTAAATTTGTTTTTTCGCCGTCCACCGTAGGATACAAATATAATCTATTATCTTTGTTCAAATAAAATTTAGCGCGATCATCAATAATCGGGTTTAAATATTCTGTTTCAAGATATGGTTCAAAAAAAGTATAAGTTTCTTTCCCAAAAAAAACAACGTGATTTTCAATTTCATTTATTGTTTTTTCTAAGTCAGAATGAAAAGCAAGCACAAACCCGTAATTGGGAGTATTGTTTAAAATAAAATCATTAACTATACTTGTTACATCAATTTCTAAATCTGGGCTACCACAATTAATTTCTTT